TTCCGGCAGCCTGATAGGGGCCAACCTTGCCGATATCGGGACCAGCGGTGATGCTTGCCATCGCGGTGCCAGGCTGAAGGCATCGACCAGTCGAGCCGTCACCGAAGGTCTCAAGCGGAACTGTCGCCTTTGCGCACGTGTAAGACTCGTATTTCACACCAACGGTAGACCGCAGGTAGCGATTCACGCCAAACGTGCCAGCTGACGCTCCACCCTTTACGAAGTTAGGCATTTGCCCCTCAATTCAGGTGTTCTTACTTCGATCAGTGTAGGTGTCTGAAGACTTACGCCTTCTCGACGCCCGCCGCCACGAGGGCCTTGAAGGAGCCGGTCCCCTTGAGCGCGGCGTCTGGCATGCCGTTCAAGCGATGCATCGCCACGATCGCCTTGGCATCCTCGACCGCAGTGTTCTTCGCGGCCTCGGCAGAGTTGCCGGGATTGGTGGAACCAGAACCATGGACGCTCAGTGCCGCCAGAGGCGTAGCAGCTTCCCACTGGGTCTTCCAGGCAGTATACTGCTCGTCACTCAGGGTCAGAGCAAAGGCCGCCATGTCTGCCTGCTGTGGAGCAGCAAGCTTGTTGGCGGTCACGAGTGCGGCCACGTACTGCGTACGTGCAGCCGTGCGAGTCTCACGAGTGAACGCCTCGAGCTGACGAATGTAGGCCTGAACCCGATTCGGATCACTCACGTTCTGCCCGTTGCAGCTGAAGAGGAACGGCGGCTGCACAACAGGGGCAACCGGCGTCTGAATCACAGGCTGCTGCACACCAAAGAGAAGAGGCGATGCCACCTGCGTGTTGTTCTGATCTGTCGACACGATTCTCTCCTTGAGAGGACTTTCGCCGAAAACGACGAAGCTACGATTCCCCTGCGCTATGGAGAAGTTTAGACCCTCCACAGCGCCGAAATCAACGAATGCGAAGCCCAAATAAACGGGCCAATACTCCGACTCGTCGTTCGTATAGTACGGAGCAATTTCCGACGAACGACTGCGCCAGAGTCCATTTGCGAGCTTCTCGAGTGCGTACGGTGCAGTCACTTCGTAGTCAGCGAGCAGATAGGTATACTCAACACCGTCGACTGGGCTCTTCTTGACTTCCGTCTTGATGCCCAGATGCCAACCAACTACTTCACCCTTACCTCGCATGCCACCCACGATAAAAGCATCGTGACCATCGCGAGCTGGCACTCCCTGAAGAATGCCCTTGTTGCTTAGGTGATTCGTGTTCTCCACCATCTGGCGGATATGTAGATCCTCCCAAGTATTCCTGATTCCGCGCGAGTCAGCAAACGACCCAGAACGAAACACAGGAACGCCCTCAAAGATCTTGCCACCGCCGGTTTTTGCGTGCACCTTCGGCTCGATGCCAAACCCCGACGAGACGAAATGCATCGTCTCACGTCGAAGAAGATCAAGTGGCATTGCGCACTTCCAGTCCTTGGGTCGCTTTGGATCGAATCCTATCGGACTCTAGACCGGAACATCAACCAATGGTTGGTCGGCATTTTGCACTTCAACTGGCGTAGTCTCTACCATCTGTGCCGTATTGCTGTCAGTGATAAAGATGTTATACCACCGATAGCAGTTTCTGCACTTCATTGAGATCTTTGCACTCTTTCCAGATAATACCAACTCAGTGTATAGCCTTTTTTGCTTCCAGACCTTTATGTGAATGAAGGGCTCACCCTGAGTGTTTACTCCAAACACACCGAGAAGGGGGGCTCGGGAACAGAAGCACCTAATCTCCCCCTTCTCGCCTACAGGACGAGGTTCAGTCATTCCCATGGCTTGCCGCCAAAGTTGCTAGGCGTGCCGCCATGACATTTCTGATCAGCTGGAATGCACCCTCGGGCCCTAAATCTGAAACATAAGATGAAGGAAGGTCTTGGATGAACCTTTGCGTGAACAGAAGAACATCCGCATGCATTGACGCCTCGAAGCCTAGGAATCCGTCAAGAGACAGCGCACTGACAAACTCTCCACCAGACCCAAATGCTGGACTGAAGTTGTTCAACGGAAGGCCAGCACCCGCATGCTCGAATATCTGAGTACCAACCCGACGCGAAGTCAGGCTAATGTACTCCCGAGAATTCTTCGACTCTTTACCGGTCTTCTTTGGGTCGTCGACAGGAGGTGCCGTCGGCTCCGTAAGCACCTCAACCTCTTTAAGGTTGAGACCCACGATGTCGCCCAGTTGGTCCAGGTCAGGCTTTACGGTACCACTGGTCATCAGCGCTTGCAGCAGCTGCTTGACCATCTCTACCTTGTCATCTCCCATCTTTCGGAAGACAATACGTGCTCGCGGTGCCTTTGTGCCGAAGTTGAAATCGACCATCCGATCGATGACGTATGGATCTGTATAGGACTTGAGATCGCCGACGAGGGCGTTGAGCATGTTAAGATACATGTTCCAGTGGGTTGTTCCAAGGTTGTACGAGCCCACGTCAGCAGTACGGAGTATAAGTAGGGGAGTAAACAGACCGATCGACATCTCCTCATCAAGACGCATGAGGTACCTCTCGAAGTCTGCTCCACGCATCTGGGACTCGAGATACTCGATGTCATAGTCGTACTCCGTCGCTGTTCCTACTCCAGTGGAAGATCGGTCATTAGGGAGAACAACAACTGATCGGTTACGAAGGTTTTGCAGGATCTGGACCATAAGATCAGATCCCCTGACCTTCTTGCCATTAACGTCGATCTCATCCTCGTATGACGCACGACCGACCGGAACCGGCTCGCCGAAGCGCTCGAAGTATCGGTTGCTAAAAAGGTGCATGAGTAAGCTAAAGTACCAGCTGGTGAAGACAGGACGAAGAAGTTTCTTGCCATACATGTCTCCGTTTTCCATCATGAGTGGATACCAGAAACTGTTCTCAGTGGGCGTCGGCCAGCCCTGACCGAAGATCTTTATTCCGTCATACACCTTAATCTTTGGGGGAACACGGTCCGGAGGTGCCCAACCCTCAACTTCCTTCCAGTTAACCGATGCTTCCTCTGGAATGATGTCCTTGACCTTCGTGAGCAGGACCCTGTTTCCGTTCAACTCGTTTTCCCACTGAAGCACGTTGGGTGAGTACCCAGCCCAGAAAGCCTGTGAGATTGCACGAATGAACGGCGTCCAGACGTTCTTAAGATTCTCAGTGACGAAGTCGCGAATCTTCGCGTTGTCACACTCAATCTTCCAGTCCATCTGGTGAATCATGAAGGTCATGACCGCGAGTGTTGCGTTGATCTGGTAATGGTCCTTCATTGCCCTAAAGTCAGCGAGGCGAAGTCGGGACAGATCAAATAGAACGGTGCCACCGCCTGGGAACGTAAAGATGCTCCGATCCCGGTCGCCCATCCAGGCGGGAGCAAAGCTTTCCCCCATTTGAGGCTGAGGGGCCCTCTTGAATTGGGAACCCGACGTGATCGGATTCCCCTTTGCGTCTAGTAGTCCCACTTAGTCTCTCCTGGGTGCAAGTCGCGCCGGAAGTGGTGGCAATAGCGAACCAACTGATCCGTAATTGGGCATAACTGGCATTCCGTAGCCACCAAGTCCTGGAGGCCTGTGGTCATCTAGGCTAAAGCCTGGCACCTTGATGCCCGAATTACCGGAACTAACGGTCGCTGAAGCACTACCCTGCGATGATACCCCACGTCTGTATGTCCTGTCACCCATAAGCGTGGTCACAACACCGGCCATTGCATCCGAGACGTCCTTGCTACCCCCTTCAGGGTGGTCAATTTTCCCATTGTCTTTTTCAATCAGACGGAGAAGCTCGTGAACAGCTATTTCAACTGGTTCAAGATCGCCGTGTTTCTTGAGCGACATGAATCGAGGGAACTCCACCCTCTCCTCGTAGATAGCTTCCCTTAAATCATGATATGGCAGGATGTCTTTATCGACAGATATATACTCCGTCTGAAACTTGCGCTTTGCCAGCTGTTGAAGCGTGTCAGTACTCTGGAAACCGTCAAGGGTCACCTTCTTGATTCGATACCCTCGGTCGTTCTTTAGATGGTAAACGATCTGTCGCACATCTGCAAGTTGGATTTGGGTACCGGGCAATGGCCTCATTCGCACAAGGCAGTCAAAGATGATGACGGGTTTCATTTCACCGTCTACTTCTTTAACTTCGCGTACGTGTCCCATGGCTAGCCCTAAAGCATCGCCCTGAGCGCTATATGCGATGTCTATATGGACCACCCTCCTGAGTGAGTCGGGCGCCCTGAACCACTCCCTGAAGTTCGGCTTAGAAAGATTCGTACCAACCGGAGACTCGCCGATCTCATATCGAGCATGCCACCTGTCTCGACACGACTCAACTCTATCAGCCATGGAGATGAAAGCGTCACCAACCAGCGGCGGGATACCGGCGTGATCCCGAAGAGCTTTCTCAGGGTTGTTGTTGAAGTCCTTCTTGTAGACATTCGGGATCTCGATCAGGGTTTCGCGATCCATAAAGTCTAGTAGCAAGTTTGGAATGATAATCTTGCGACGCGGATCAAACCAGAAGCTATCCCGCTGCCCAGTAGGAGTCATGAATCGCGCCCACCCGAGTGACTCCCAGATAGAAAGCTTCTTGGCGAAGCATCCGCCCGCCTGTCCCTCCTTGACAAACTCCTCGTACTTCTTGGCTGCGAATCCGATGCTCTTTTTCATCTGGCCAATCAAGATGAGAAGACCGCGATCTAGGAATCGAGATGTAATACGAGCGTGAATTGTGTCATAACCTGCTTCTGCGTAATCCTTCTTCTCGGTAACCAAATGCGAGTCGATCTCATCGATGATCCCACCGAGAATGTTATAACCCTCAAAGCTAGTTTCTCGGGAGTCACCTGGCACGATCCAAATGTCACCTGGAAATCTAATCTGACTAGTGAACTTAGAGTCGTGAGGATAGCTCTTAAACCATGGGCTGTGGTTGATGCGCGCAAAGATATCACCGAACAGAACCTCCTTGGCCTGCTTCTATGATGTCGACATCTGCATGAAAGCGATGCGGGAGCCAGGCAGCAAGCCGAAGAACTTCTGTGGATCTTTCAAGCATAGACACCAGTGAACCATGTACGGCAAGGCGATACTGGCAAACGTAGTCTTACCGATGCCAATACCGCCAGTGAACATCGCGCGCTGCACATTG